TGAACTACGAACACGTAAATTTAACATTTAAAGTATATTGGTATTTTAAGGATCAACCACATCTAAAAGTAACAAGATGTAAAAAGGTTATTAACACCAAGACAAATAAGATGTTAACTTATGGTGTGCGTGGTTTTAATGTTGGTGGTAAGTATTATAAAAGGCATCAATTAAATAAGATGCTTGTTAAGATAGAGAAAATAAATATGCCCTTTTAACGTCGTAATTTAGATTATGCATTAATAAGGGCATATAGTTTTTATAGTTCCATAGGTACAGGTAAACCAATCTTACCACCAAATACAACACCGCAACCAATAGCAGGTTTTTTAAAGTTTTTTCCATACGCCATAGCGTAGCTTTCATGGTTTATTCCGCACCCAACACTTAATCCGAACAATTTAAAGTTAACACCTACAGCGTATTCTATACATAATTCTGTATGTCTGTGTCCTTGGACTGTGCTCATCATATCATCTTTAGTTTTCTTAATAGCTTTACCACTTTCTCCATGTATGTATTGAACCTTATCTATAACAACCCTATCAGTAAAATTCCAATTAGGTGTGTTTAACACTTCGCTATACTCTTTTATCCATGCTTTAGGAATACCACCAGTAAAAGCCTTACGTCTTATTAAACGATCATGATTTCCTATTGTAACGTCTGCCTTTGGAAATGCCTTATACCATCTTTGAAGTCTATCTATAGCACGTTCTAATTCTTCACCTGCACCATAACCATCTGGATCAGATTCATGAAAGGAACTGTAATGGTTATCTATAACATCACCTATAAACACAACCCTATTACAATTATAATTATTGTATGTGTTAACACAATGCTCTAAATATTCATCTAAACAAAATGGTTCATGCAAATCACCTATCACTAGGATTCTATTTTCCTTTTTTATAATGTTGTTGTACGCTTTTTTAATCTTTCCTTTTAATCTTGGTCTAATTTCACTCATGTTTTTAGTTTTAGTTTGTCAATTTATAAGTTTACTTTTTGTTTTTTTTGTCAACTAATATGTTTACCATATTTTAACACCTAAACCAACTTTGTAATCTAGTTGTTGGCTAAGATGATTGTATTGTGCTCCTGTAGAAATGAATAATTTATTTTTAATCTGAAACAATACACCAACTTCTGGTGATTGTATATTATTAATTGGTAAGTTACCATAAATAAAAAGACCACTAGCGTCACGTATTTTAATCGTTTTTGTGGTCGTTTCTATTCTTGGATATGTTATTACACCTTGAACGTCATAAAGTTCATTAGCTGTTATAGTAAGCATTGCAGACGCATCATTGCTTAGAAGTTCCACCTCAAATTGGGATGAAGTAATCGTATTTTCGCTAGGCTTGTCTTTGTAAATAATAGAGTCTTTACCTTTAATCGTTTTCGTTTTCTCAATATAAACAGGTTTAGGAATTTCATTTATGATAGTATTATTGATAGTATCATAGATAGTCTCAATCTTAGTAACTGTCTTTGTTATAGTTCTTGGTTTACCTTCGCATTGTTTTAATACTGCAAAGGCTACTATAAAACCTATTATGATGTAAATTATATTTCTTTTCAATTGATTTTGTATTGTAGTTGAGCCATAAGTGGGTGTGATTTCTTTACGCTGTAAGTTTGTCCGTAACTAATAAGGTTAACTATATTTGTATCAGCAGGATCTAAATAAAATCCATTAACAAATTCTATTTCTAAAGTGAAAGGAACGAATACCTCTTTTTCTAAATCTTCATCGAATACCAGGAGTTCTAAATACATAAAGATATAAATTTTTCAATTATTCTAGCCATGTTCTCAGGGCTTTGAATCTTTTTACAATCATCTTCATTACTACCAAAAAATGGTTCTATTAAGATGGTAGGTGCTTTTGTATAATACACACTAGCAAAACCTCTATCATTTCTGTTTGTAAGGGCTTTTAAACCACTATTGCGAGATTTTATACCTGTCTCAGCACTTACTACATCAGAAAATAATTTAGCGTAGTCTCTGCTGTTATTGCTTCGATAATAGTAAAGTGTTTCACATCCATTTGCAGAATGATGAACGGCAGAATTAAAGTGCAATTCTATAACTAAATCAAAAGGATATTTATTTATTTTACTTGCTGTTTTTTTAATCCTAGAAGTATAACCACCTATATTTTCATCGTGGTAAAATATACAAACATCACCTAAACTTTCAACTACTTCGTTGTAAAAATCCCACTCACGCAATCCAAAGTATTTTGATAATGCACCTTTACTGTTTTGATGGTGTCCTATTACAAATGCAACTCTCATATCTTTTAGTTTTATCGAAAGTACGAAATTTTATGTAAGTAACAAAGATAAATATTGCTAAAGGTATGGAAACTATTACCTCTGCCCATGAAACGCTATATAAATTAAATACAAATCCTAAAATAAAACCTGTTAAACCTATTGCAGCACCTATGTTAGCGTACTTATGTCCTTTAGGTGTTTCTGGATATGTTAATAAAGTAATATAACCAGTCGTTATTGCTAAACCAGTTGCTACTAAATGAAGTTTTTGTATCGTTTCTGATGGTTCGTTAAGACCTAATACTAATACACAAAGAAAAAAGAACGCTGTTATTATTAAACCGTGTTTTAATCTCACTGATTTTTTAAATACTTTAGTTATTTCTCTTTCCTTTTTAGGGTGGTCAGAATAAGATAACAAGAAAGTCCATTGAATAGCAGCTAATATAATAGACAGTAGAGGGTTTAACTCTGTTAATTGATGGTCTGACCAACTACCATACTTATTTAATATTGCTAAAAACGTTCCTGTTGATACTGCAACTATTAACGATACTAAAACTATCAATCTACTTCCTTTCATATATTTTTTATGTATTGACAAATTTGCACTATAATAATAACTATAAGAAAAACACCACCGACTATCATTAAAATATCTGAATCTCTCATTTTTTAAAAAACTTTCTAAATGATTTTAGCATCCATACAATTCCAAATAGTTTTAAATCTCTAAAGAATGAAAACAACCCATAAGAAAAAAAGAAGCTACAGCTAAATAATATTGCAACACTTTTAAAACTAGCATCTAAATCATGGCTAGAAAAGTAAGTATAACCACACAAAAAAGCCATATAAACACATACTAAAGGGGTTACTAAATCTAAAAAGTCAATCTTTTCTTTTCTATCTTTCACTTTGTATTATTTTAATTCCTCTTTAGTGTCTCCTGTTCTCAAAACAATACCACTAATACCTATAACTTTATTGTTTATTATTCTTGGGTATTTTAAAATCTCTACCCAAATTTCACCACTGTTAACCTCATCTAATCTTTCTATACTTCTTACAGGTCTTTTGCTTCTAACTACTTTAGAATCATTTTTAGCAAATTCATCAGCAACATCTTTAGACCATACTGCATGATCTTTATAACCAATGTAGTCAGCCATATTATAACCTCTAGGGATTAAAAATAAATCTTCGTAGTTTCTATTTAAAAAAAGCATTTCTCCGTTTGTGTTTTTCATCCACATAGGCAAAGGAATATCTACAGAACTACTTTCAAATAGATTCAATTGAGTTTGTAAACTTGTTACCTTTTCACGCAACTTATCTTCAACTATATTTTGTCTCTTTTGTTCAACCTCTAAACCATCAACTCTCTTCTGTAACTTTTCTTCAAGATGCTTATACTGATTTATAAGTACTTCAAATTCCGTTAAGTTCTGCTTCTTTAATGATATTTTAAATGTTAAAAATGCGCCTAACACACCACCACCGATTGTTGATAATATTAGAGGAATAATCTCTGATGCACTCATATTTATTTTATTTTAATTATCAACCTCGTTAAGATACTGTTCTAAATAGGTGTAACCCGTTGGATTCAAATCATTGTGTACTGTTGCATTTTGTGGTAAACCTTTTGCAATTAAATAAGCCTCTGGTATGTGTGCGTTACTTACATAAAATCCTTCAGGTCTTGTGTTAATTGGGGAGGAAATTCCATCGACCGCCACAACAGACGCTTTATATGTTGGAAATGTTGGATTATAATCATAAGGTTTAAATTGGTCATATTGATTATAATGAATAAAATCACCCTCTGTAGCAATAGTAGCTAAATATTCTGTATCAGGTATATCAGTATGATATGTAACAGTTCCATCTGCATTTAAACTAGCATTAGTGCCACTATCTGTTCTCACATCATTATAAGCATCTACAGCACTTTGTACAGTCATTGCTTGACCTATTTGCGTAGGTGGTGTTAAGTTTCTAAAAGCTATATTAGATTGTTCTACTCTATAATCGTTTGGCCCAGATGCATTTTTCCACTGCCATACCATGTTCCAATTATCATCATTGACAACATAATCATCATCTGTAGGAATTAATTTATCTGCAACATTACCATTTATATAAAGACTTGGTGTAAAGAATCCACCTAAATTATCTTGCTCATCGTCTAACGACCAACCATTGTGTTGTGAGTAAGATGAAATAGCAGCTCCATTAAACGTAGCTCTTTCGCCTAAAGAAAAATAGTTGTTCATTATATTAGCTTGTATATTTCCATACATTGCACCAACTGAATCTTCCCAATTATGTACAATATTATTTATATAATCAAATCTACCGTTAGATGTTACGTTAGGACTTCTATGTGAATTATTAAAACTAAGGTTATTGTTCCACGACATATTAGAACTTGTAATAGTAGCCTGTCCTGCTACTGTGTTATCCCATGACGTACCGTATAAAGAACCCGTTTTATTCTCTGCTAAAATACTTCTTTGAAATGTAATATTGTTTATAGTTCCACCAGGATTAACACGCATACTAAATCCTTCATCACCACCATAACTTACGCTTAAATGGTCAAAAATTACATTTGTAATAGTATTATCCTCGAACGGTTCAAAAGCATCATCACCACTTTCACTAACTGGTCTAATTCTAATATATCTCATTATAAGATTATCTGTTGTACCATTACTTCTAATTCTAAAACGGTTTCCTGCAACAGATGAAACTGTAATACCTCCAACTGGAGCAGATTGTCCTGCTATTGTTAAATCTGTACCACTCCAATCTAGCCAACTTTGAATAACAAGAATACCACTCACATCAAAAACAATAGTAGCAGGTCTTGCTTGATTTAAAGCCCATCTGAAACTACCTGGATAATCTACACTGTCAGTATCAGGGTAATTAGTACCATCTATATTTATAAATGGGTCACTTAAGTTAGTAACATGGTAAACGTTACCGCCTCTACCACCTGTAGCATCAGCACCTCCACCATACGCATCTGGAAACGCTTTTAAGGTTTGAATAACTGGAGGGTCAACAACAACTGCTCCACCTCCATTAGAAGCAGCAGATTGCAAGGCTATAATTTGCTGTAACATATCTTCATTTTCTTGCGTTAATCTATCTATTTCTGTGGTGTCTATTTTTACTTCAAAATTATAGTAAGGCTGTTTTAAAACAACCTCACTATTCATATTATTATGCTTCTCTTCTAAGCCTCTTGAATTTGCTTTAACTAGATCAGTATGTTGAGATATTTTAACACCATCCACCCAAATTTCATAATAACCCTTTCTAATACTGTCTAATTCTATCATTTATTAGTTATTATACCAATTTCCGAAACCATCTTTTTTACATTTATCCATTGATTCCCCTATTGAACCATCACCAATCATAGACCCCCAAGTTTCGCCTCTTGTTATCTGCATCTGATGCCATTTACCAAATTGGTCTTGCTCATAGTAATACTCTGTTTCCGTTCCATACGCATCTGTTAATCTGTAGTTGCAAAATTTAATGGCTTTTGCCGTTGGTAATAAAGATAAATCTTCGTTTTCAATTGTTTCTTTTTCGCAGGAAGTAAATCCAAAACACATTAATGCTAATACTAATACTACTTTCTTCATTTTTAAATTGCCTTTTTAGGTCTTTGTTTAATTAATAAAATTGTTTAAATAAATTTGTATGATTAAAGGAATAGCTATTGTATAAGCTATGTCTAAAAAACTAAATCCTGTTTTTTTACCTTTACTTAATAAAGGCTTAATAATACCAGTGGAGTCGTTAAACTCTTTACCTACTGCAAAAACACCAGCAAGTATAAATCCTATATCAGAATACCAAAAATACCATCCTAAAATAAATATAATTAATCCTACTACTACGTGTTTAATTTTATCTTTTTTCATATTATTTTGCTCCTATATTTCTACTTGTTAATATTCTGTTTCCCTTTGAATCAACATAAATTCCGTATGCTTTAAAATCATATTCAGTACCACCCCCTAAAGTAGTTGGTGTAGCATCTGTATCTAACCATTTACCACTATTTAAAGTAAAATCTGCTTGTTCCGTTGGTAAAGTGGTAACTATTGCACTATGTTGCTCTACAGTTCCACCTAAGCCAGTAAATAAACCTGCGGAAAGTGTCGCTTTGTGAACTACAAAATCATCTGTGCCATCGAAATAATTGGCAAAACTATCAGATAAATCTGTTTTAAAATAGCGATTGTAATCCACAATTCCTTCTACACCACCACCACCTGACCAATTGTTAGCACCACCACCACCTGACATATTGGATTTGTTGTAATGTAACATGAATAGGTTGTTAATTATTTCTGCATACGTATCCGTTCCACCACTTTGTAATACAACCCCATGCCCAGTACTCGCTTGAACCATCGGGTAAGGGTCATTAGATATACCTCTCGGACTTGCATAAACTGTATTATTTATAATTTTTACAGATTCGCTGGAATCTATGTGAGGAACTCCACCAGTTCCACTTAATTGTATATGATTTACGATTATATTTTTAACAATATTAAAAGCTACCATAACATTTTTTTGACCATAATTGATCTGAATACCTACATAAGAATCTGCTATTTCATTGCCATAAAATAAAGAGTTTGTGTTTGCTGTGAATGGCTCTCCTTTACCTCCTAATGTTGCATCTACATATTGACCACCAGACCAATTATCGTAAGCCTTGTTATATCTAAATTTACCAAAGTTTCCTATTGTACTCCCTGCATTAGTACTAAAGTCATTATATTCTAAAGTGCTATAATCTGAAGTGGTGATACCACCCATTTTAAAATGTAAGCCTTTTACATTACAATAATTATTAATTAAAAATCCGATATTTGAAATTAAATCTATTTGACCTAAAGATGGGTCTGTGCCATCCCATAATTTTACTAAAACATCTGTGCCATCAATAAAATAGATACCACTATAAGTGCCAAAGTCTAAAATATCCACACTTTCACGAAGACCTAAATTTTCATTAAACCAAACACCCGATAATCTTGCAATTCCAGTAATAGCATTACTGCGATAAACATTATTCGGAGCATCTTCAACTGTCCAAGTTCCATTATATTCAATTGAATTGTATAAATAAGGTTTTTCTACACTATCACCATACCCTTTTAAGGTATAGTTTAAAATTTCCGTTGTTGGGTCTCCAATGATTTTAACTCCGTTAGAAGTGTTTAAATCTAACAACTTATGTTTAACACCTTTTTTATATAAAACCTCGCCGTTTAATTTAAAATATTCTATATCTAGTGCCTTGCTATATCTTAAAGCACCATCAATATAATTTGTGCCACCATCGGGGTCAAAAGGTTCTTTGTGTAAACCACTAAAACCACTTGCATCAATTCCACTATCCATTGATGCATCAACATATATTTTAGAAACTTCGCCAATACCATCAACGTTAGGCACTCCAGCACTAAAATTATTTGTGTTTGCTGTTAATGATGCAATTTGTAATTTATACCCATTTGGTAATACTCCACCACCGAATAATAAATATCTAATGTCATTACTCGTTATTGCCGAAGTTCCTATCATTTCGCCATCATGGTAACGTGTAACCGTTGAGCCAATTCTATCAATATGCAAACCTATTTTAGTCCATTGACCTACTTTTTGGCGCATACCAAAATAAGCAAATGTAGGGTCTATATAATATCTATGATTTCCAACACTATGATTTGTTACAACACTAAACGAGTTTTGAGAAGCTCCAGCACCACCACTCACAAAGACTTGTTGCTCGTAGCCACTCGTTCCACCATCATTAATGATTGAAACATAATATTGAACGTAAATTTCATTATAAGCAACACCTAAATCTACTTCTGCCCACGTTCCTGCTGAAACACATTCAATTGTCAATGCTTTTTGTGGCAATACAGCCGTGCCAATAGGGTCTTGAATAGTTACTGTTCCCCCCGTTTCTTTTGTATTAAAAATACCCGTTAAATCGTTAAATTCATCTCGCCATACTTCGCCTATATTTGGGTCAACTGCATTTTCTACTTGTCTAAACATATTACGCTGGGTTTATTGTTAAGGTTAATATAGCAACCTTTGCACTTGTTGGTACTATATCAAAATCAAATGTTAATCTATCATTTACGGCTAAAACAGCATCAGAAATAACTAAAGGTGTAGTAGCTGTTACGCTTGTTGTTTCTGTTGTGTCGGTTGTTATTTTAGTACTTAAAACACTAACTGCATTCTTATTAATGTCAACCGTAATACCATTAACAGTACCACCATCTTTTAAACTTATAACAGCATCTATTAAAGTACCTGCATAGGGCATATCGAAATAACCTTTATCTACACCAACCGTTAAATCACTTGTTAAATCTGACAATGGTATAGGGATATATTCATAATTTTCAGTTCCTACAACTACATTTTGAGTAAGTTCTAGTGTAACTATAACACCCTTTCCTGCTGTTGGCACTCCTATAAAATCAAAAGTTATAGCATCATCAAAATTTAATGTAGCATCTGAAATTACCATAGGAATACTTGCTGTTGAGCTTGAATCTTCTGTAGCATCAGTTGTTAGATTTGTGCTTAAAATAGAAATCCCTTCACGCAAAATATCTATGTCTATTCCTGTAACTGTTCCTGCATCTAAAAGAGAAACAGTAGCACCTACTAAAGTTGCTCCGTAAGGCATTCTGAAATAACCCTTTGTTGTTCCTACTGTTATAGATGTTGTTAAGTCACCTAAACCTATTGGTATGAACTTATTTGTCGTTGGTGCTGTTCCTCCACCACTACCAACAGCTTTAGGTAAAAATGAATAGTGAATACCATCAACACCTAAATCTCTTAAATATAGATATAAATCTGTTGAAGCAGTCCAACCTATTCCTCCAACCTCTGTAAATGTCACACCTCCTAAAGTTAGCGTTGGTTTTGTTAACGTGTTTATAAAAGTTTGACACCATTGATTTATAACACTATTTCTAGTTACTGTATAAGCCGTTTCTGTATTAGCCGTATTAAAATTGTAGTTCGATCCTGCTATATTAGTTATTGGTATAACGTTTGTAATTGTTGCTCTGTCTCCTTCTTCATTACCTGTATTAGTACCACTAGTATTAGCTAATCTTGTTACATCAGTATCATTTGTATATCTGTTTGTCGCTGTGTCTGCAATATCGTCTGTATCTAATACTACCACTCCTATTTGAGTGTTAACGCTATCTACAGCACCACCTCCACCTGTAATTAAATCAGATTTTGCTATCTTAACATTTTGGTCACCTGCTGCCCTTGTTAAATCTACTGCTGTTATTAACGCTGCATCTGGTAAAGTAACTACTGCTGTTAACTCTGATATTTTTTTATTTGCCATTATTGTAAAATTATTAATTCGCTAGTTTCTAGCAATACGTTAAAATTATCTTCTAAAAGTAAGTAACCACCTAAAATACCTAAGTCACTTAAAAATGGTGCACTATATTCTTCTGTACTATTGAAAGTTAAATTATAGCCATTTAGACTGGCTTTGTTTCCTCCGCTTTCTATACTATAATCTTCTAGCCTTGCACCGTTATAAACACCACCCATTTTAAAACTACCATCGTTATACTCTACGATATACCTTAAATCAATCTGTGTTAATCTGTTTAGTTCATTAGTGGTTAGTAAATCTTGTTTAAATAAAGTAAACGTCAAACTCTGCTCATAACTTACACCATTATCATCATTGGTTATAGTTTCAGAAAAGTTTGCTCCTGTTGTTTCATATTTATATAAAGTAGTTGATGGAAAAGAAGTTATTTCAACACCTCTAACGCCTCCAATTAAATTATAAGCATAATCTACAAAAGGAAATAAATAAACGCTTTTAACACCGCCTATATTGCTCCTGCATCCTATTTCAGTCCTTCCTTTTGTCAACGTGCAGCTCATGTACTTTTTTTAGGTATAATTCAACCTTTTTTAAATCTTCGTCCTTTTGTTTGTTGTACTTCTTTTTTCTTTTGTATTGCATCTACTCTAATTCTATAAAGTTACCACCACTTCCTGAGCTTGATATTTCCCAATTATCTACACGCTCATCACTTTGTAAATACCAACCGCTAATAGTTTGTAATGCGTGTTTAGGGTCTATATCGTAATCGTTATCTTGATTAGTTGTGTATTCTGGTATATTTGCATCTTGATCGGAAAGGAAACGTATAAGTCTATCAATATAAGTATCTGCTTTAGATTGTGCGTTTTTAGCAACATAGTTTATATCTTCTAGTGATGCTGTTTCTGCGTCTTGTGCTACGTGCTTATACATACCACCATTACCTACAATAATACTTCCTATCTTAACATACTCAGCAAATACTGAGTGCCATAAAACAGGCTTAATGTAGTCTGTAAACATTTGTAAATATAAACCTGCTAAAACATCATTATCAAAGTCTGTAATTATTTTATCAAAAAGTTTAGTACCTAATATATTCTCCAAAACCATTACCTGTACATCGTTGATAAATGAAATGAAACGGTCGCTGTCCACATTCCCACCCATTGGTGTATTTAGTCTTATCTCTTCTGATGTTATTAAATATGTCATATTATTTATTGCTATGTGGTGCTATTGAAACATCTGAATCATTAACAGGTACTTTATAACCTTTCTTTCTAGCTGCTGTTGTGCTTATCTTCTTAGCTAATGGACTATTAACATCTACACCTCCACCACGTTTTAGGTAAATTTCTCTATTCCATTTATGCTTACAAGTTCCGTTAGGAAATGCTGTTGACATTTTACCTCCGCCTTTCCATAGCCAAATACTATAAGAATTAGTGCCACCTAAACCAAAGCCATCATTAATACCGCTACGATCCATTTGCTGTATATCTTCTTTTCTGTAAAGTTTATTGGCAAACATCATCTTTCTACAAAAATCACGCTCTGGTAACTTATTACCAACGTATCTATATCTTATTACTATATCTTCGCTATCTTGCTCACTCTTTGCGTTTGGTCTTGCTACACCTGTTGATGTTGCAAACTGTATAGATTCATAAATTAAATCATCTGTTTCATAGTCTACTTCGTTTTCTGCTAATAGATACCATTCTTTTTCGTCTAATTCTTCACCAAATGATATTAAATGATCTGCTAATTCTATTGTCGCTTCGTTATCATCAGATAAACAAACATGGTCAGCCATCCTAACATCTTCCTGTTCTAATTCGTTTTCATCAACAACCTCATCAACTACTTCTGCTTCTGGTGTTTCTTCTGTACTCTTATATGTATCTCTTAAAGGTATAAATACTAAATCTGTTTCTAAACCGTTTAATTCTAATAACTCTGCTAATTCGTCAATAAAATAACTTTGTACAGGGCTAATTTTATAATCTTGTAGCATTTTAGAAGATACATCTAATTCGTCGGCATTATTGCTAAAACCGTTACCTGAATCAATACCAAACAGATTAGGATAAGCACCATGCGCTGTGAAGATTTGCTGACGTGCTTCATTTGTTAAAAACTCCCATTGACTATGTGCATCGTTTATCTCTAAAGGTACTACTGTAACCTCTGCTTCCTTTGAATCATTAAACGATAATATAAACTTACCTGCATTAGAACTACCTGTAAGTTTGTTTTTAATCATTTTTTCAACTTCGTTCTTTTGCTCTGGTGTTAAATTACCACCGTTGTTAAAGTTGATTATGTAACCAAAGGATAAACCGTTTTTAATGTGATTAATACAATAGTTAGAAATTTCTTCTTCCATTTCTGCGTATTGTAAACCCTGTACATAGTTAGGTAAAGAAAAATAGTCCTGCCCTTGTTGATAAGGTACAACACTTTTAACCATTAAAGGCTCTGTCATTTTGCCTTTAAACTCAGGGATATATTTAGGTTTATATTTATATGTGTTGCTCCAATCTTCGCAATACCACGCACCATTAATATCACCGTTCTCATCCATCTTATCACGTCCAATTTTATCAACTGGTAGATGTAAAATCTTAGCAATTTTATCAGCACCTTTGCCTTTTAGAATCTGCATGAAGTAATATCCGAATGTTTCAAAATCATCTAAGCATTTCCTTTGCTCACGTTTAGGAAATATCTCTGCTAATTCTTCATAAACTTCATCACTACCGTTAACAGATAAACCTTTACCATATAATAATTCAGAGAAAATTTCAAGAATACTGCCGTTCGTTGGCGATCCAATACGTCTGTCTATAACATACTGAGGATAACTATTCTTTTCGCCGTTAAGCACCCATTTACGTCCGTAGTACTCTTTTACATCAGGTCTTACATAAGAGCCTAACTGTATTAATTTTATATCGTTATTATCCATTTATTGAATAGTTTTGTTTAATCTGATTAGTTGCGAACACTTTAGCTCTAAAGATAACTAATCCTTGTGTATTATCGACTACTTTAAGCCTATAAGTACTGTTATTTATAAAAGTTGCATCTGTTGTGAAGAAAATAAAACCATCATTTTTAATAATATCAGTTAAGTTGTGTACTAAATCACGCCTAGTGTCTTCGTTGGTTATAAATACTTCTATATTAGTTGTTGAATCTTCGTAATAACGAGGTAAAAAACTAATTGGATTCGTGCCTAATGTTGGGTTTACTACTATCATCTATTATATAACAAATAAAGATGTTTTTTGTTATAAAAAAGAAATGCCCTAAAATTAATTAAGGCATCCTAAAAACAAAAAACTAAAAAAACTAAGGATTAATATTTGTTACGCTCACTAATGCTAATAACGCTGTTACTGTTAATGCATCTAATGTAGGCGCAGGACTTACTTCCGTTGCTGTTAGGGTTAAATTATATCCGTTGAAGTCTGCTTTCGCACCTCCAGATTGAATATCACCTGTCGCTACTGTACCATCTGATACACCAACTATTTTATAAGTTCCATCTCTAAACTGAACTACTACAATAGGTCTAGCTTTTACAATTAAAGCCAACTCGTTTGCTGTCTCTTTATCTTGCTTCTTTAAGGCCAAAGCTAATACTTGTTCATATATTGAAGTGCCGTTGTTCTGATCTGCTGTAAAAGTTTCTACAAGCGTATTACCATCTGCTAGTAATTCGTACTTAAAAACCTCTGTAACACCAACATCAATTGCAGTAGCTTCACCTGCTGCTATGGTGAAAGAATCCTCTTGAAAGTCGATGAAGTAAGCAGCCTTTAAGCCACCTATCGCATCTCTACAAGGTTCTGTTCTTCCGCTTGTTAATACACATGCCATATTATTATATATTTTTAATAAAAAAGGTGGTAGTCTTGTTGATTACCACCTTTTTATATGATTATTAATTAAGTGTTATACTGCTGTTGTAAGTAACCATACAATCTCTTCTGAATTGTAATAACCTACGCCACCATTATAAACTACTTTACCTCTTACTTGACCTGTTAAAAGCCCAATAGAATCTTCATCAACTAAAGCAATCTCATTATGATCACCTAACAAACCTGTAGCGAAAACTACATTACTTTTCTCAAATACTACAATCGTATTATCAGGTAAACCGTTAACTTCTGTTAACATATACTTACCGAATTTTGCTTGTTTCTCGTCTGCTGTACCATCGTTAGAAATTCCTTTAGAAATTAAGTAAAAAGAATACGCCTGGAATACATCAGGACTAACTGCAACTGTTAATTGCTTACGTCTGATTGCTACTGGTACTGCTGATAATGCTGCTTTTAAATGAGCCTCTACGTTTGCTTCTGTAGTTGCTGCTGCTAAAGCTGTAATACCGTTACCTGCTTTGATGATACCTGCATCTGCTGCAAATTGTACTAAAAGACCATCACCAATCTCTCCTGCTGTTGCATTAACACCTGACCAGATTTCATCATCTACTTTCTGTGCTTGTGCTCCTAGAATCTCCATTGAAATCGCTTCCATGATGTCAGCAGGTGCGTTTGGATTAGATGCTGATGCACCTTCGCTATCTTCTGACCATGTTTGTCTGAAATCTTCTTTACAGATGTCGAAATCATTTTTCACTTTCTTAGGTGTGATTTTTTTCTCTGATAAAGTAATTGTACCTGCTGGTGCGTGACCACATGTGTAGTCTACCGTACCATCTGTGTACGCAATTTTTCTAAGGTTCATTTCAAAGTTAACGTTTTGCGCTACTGTTAAAAGACCTAATCTTAATGTGTCTGCTTCTTTAAAAGCTGCACCTATAATCGAACCTGCTACCTTACCTGCGTAGTTACTCGATACTGTTGTTACTGTTGCCATTTATTTATTTATTATTTCTCATTAATTCAAGTAATCTACCCGCTTTGGTTAGCTTTACATCTACTTCACCTAATTTTTTTAAAGGTGCTACTTCTGGTTCTTTAGATAATTCAACTTTTAAATCTTCGTTCTCCTTAACTAAAACCTCTTTAGCGTTAGAAAACTCAACTTTAACCGCTTCAATTTTACCATCCACATCAGTACTAAACTGTGCTAACATCTCGGATAAGTCTTTTTTAAACGCTTCAACATCAAAAGAATCCTCTTCTAATACAGGCGTTTCTACTTCTGCAACAACCTCTTCGGCTACTACCTCAATTTGTTCATCTTTTTTATCCAAATTTAATAGAGCTTTAATTTCTCCTTTAAATTCATCAAAAGCAGATTTTAAATCTACATTCATATTTATCTGGTTTTTATTAAAATTTACTTCTGTTAATTGTAGAATCCCATCAATTGAGAAACCTTTTATTTCACCGCTCTTAGCTTTAGCATAGACTGAATCACTAACTTTGCTCATTGCAACCCATGTACCTTTAGGGTAAGTTTTACCGTGTGCGTTACTCTTATCGTTGTTTGGGTCTTGTACGATCCAAGTTTCAGAAAAAGTTACATCTGTTAATGGTGTGTCATGCTCTAAACTAGAGTTATTTTGATAACTTTGTTTTTGGAAATTATGTGCTAACTTTTCTATTGTGTCAGCAGAAAACTTCATTTCAAACTCGTTACCGTTCATATTTCTATAAATCCTCTGCTCTGGGATTAATACAGCACCTAATAAAAGGTTCTTAGTATCATCTACAGCAGAAAATTTAACCTCTTTTGGATGGTCGGCTAACATAACCCACTCTTCCATAATCGCAGGACTTTCTACCAAAGAAATGCCATAAACACCTTTAGTAGAATCCTCGTCAAAAATTGCTTCGTACACTTTCATCTATTATATAACAAAAATTTATGTTAACTGTTTTAAAAGTTGTTTACCCTATACTAGCAGTCTCTACTATATTTCGGTTTAACTCTTGTGCTGATGATACATTACCTGCTACTACATACGCCTCTACTGGTTGTTGGTCTTGGTTAATTGTTTGTGCTATTTGTGATGCACCGCTATTTCCTACCACGTTAAATGATGGTGCTGATGGTGTTTGCCCTCCGCCACCACCACCAGAACCACCGTAAGGAGTTTTAACTGCTAATATTGCTTTTACATTTGCTAAACCTGATGCTACCGCTACACCTGCTGCTAATGCTGCTCTAATTGGTGCATCTGGTGTAGGTATCGCTAACTGACTTGCATACGCTTGTTGTGCTGCCAAATATGTAGATATTAAAGTAGATGCTATTGCTAATGCTTTACCTGCTGCTGTTTCTTTACCTACTAACTGTGAAACATCTGCTAATGCATTAGCATAAGAATTAAGTGCCTCTGCTTTTGCTTCCGCTTCTAATTGTGCTATTATTTCTCGTGCTTTAGCTCCGTCTGCCTCTTGTGCTGTTTTTCTAGTTTCAAATTCAGCGTTTGTTTCTAGTTCTGTTAATTGTGCAGTAGTTAATTCACCTCCTACAGTTGATACTTTTTCTCTTTTTGTACCACCTGCACCTCCATCTGTTTCTGGGTTTTCTAAATCAAATAATTTAGTATCTAAATCTATCTGCTCACCTTTAGCTTTTAGTATTAAAGCCTGTATGTCTAAATATTGTTTAGATGCTTCTAATTGCTTTTCAGCTATAAATGCATCACCACTACCGATAGAGATAGTGTTCATTACAGCACGTAATATCTTTTCTCTAGTGCTTAATTCTAAAGTAGATGTTTTTAATTTTTCGGCTTGTAACTCTAAACCTGCTATTTCTTCTGCGTTCTGTTCCCTTAATATTTTAACTAAAGCAATTCTTTGTTCTTGTAGTAATTCATTACCCTTACCTAGTTTTTCATTTAAGGCAATTTGTTTATCTAATATATCTATTCTTAATTGTGTCGTTTCTTGTGCTTTAATAGATAAGTCTATTTGCTCTTGCAACTTACCGTTGGCATTTTCAATAAGTTCTACTATCTCATCCCAAAATAAAGCAATAGTTCCAAGTGCTACAACTAAAGCACCTATACCTGTAGCGATTAATGCAGTACGCATACCTTTAAGAGAAAAACTAAATAGTTTAGATGCTTCTGCTGCATCTCTTATTCTAGTAGCTAAACCACCTGTAACAGAATCTAAAACAGCAATAGCACCTCCATTATCACCAACATCTTTTAATCCTGCTGATGCTTTTTTAGATGATGAATCTACACCGTCTAAATTTTTGTCTAGCTTGTTTACTTTATGGTTAAGTTCATCTATTCCTTGCTCCTGTACGTCTATTATTACGTGTTTAGTAACTGCCATTTATCTTTCTTTTATATTGTTCCCATCCCTCTCGAAAAGTTAATGGTAATTTATTTACACCTTTGGCTATATCTATATTCTTAGATACACCATACATTTTATCAATGTCTAGCATTTTAAGTATTAGGTCTATCATTAGTCTGTTACTTGTGAGCCTTCGGCAATTGCTGTGAATGAATTTAAAGACGTCAAATCATCTTGTATTATTATCTGTAGATCTTCACCTGCACCAATACGCACTACCTGACCTAATCTTTCAAATGTAAATCGACCTGTTAAACCATCTTGAGCATTTTGTGCTACTGTTTGAACCTCTATATCATACATCAAATTCTTCATTTCATTATTACTCTTAAAGTTTGATATGTTTTGATATGTGCCATCTACACGTCTAATCTGTACACCTCTTGTTACACCGTTTGGTATATCACCTAAATCAGTTAGTGTTGGTGTTGTTGCTGTAAGCATTGCAAACATTAAACGAGATATATCTATTTCTAAAGGTATGTCTGCGATACCAGGATTACGCACACCAAAAATCTGTGGTGTTACACTACCGTCTACATTCATCTCTGTGCTTCCTACTGTCACATCATCACCAATAGCAAAAGCAAAATCTAAAGGTCTGTCTAATGTTATAGCTCCTGATATAATAACTAATACTTTTGCGAAGAAAACTCTATTACTTGCTACACTATAAATAGTTAGATACTGACCTATTAAAAAGCCTGTAGAACTTGTAACATTAATTATGTAATCATCTAATGCAGTTGCACCTGTTAATGTTGTTTCTGCTACGACATTACTAAAGTTTACAACAAATAGAGGTGTTGTGCCTGATTGAATAGATACATCTGTAACCATTCTAAAAGGATCAAGTTCTGTACCTGTTCCTTGTGTCTGAAAATATTTGTCGGCGTTATCACCGTTCTTAACTTTTATTGTGCTCATAATATTGGGATGTATTGACTGTTTCTAAAATCTGAAAATATTAAACTTGGTATGTATAATTTTGTTTCTTGTACTATTATAAATATAGGATTGTTGATACCATCTAAAACCCTAATACCTACAACTCTATCTGATGGTGTAAGATTAGCATCTAATGAAAATGTTATAGTAGATATAACTGATGGCGTTTTACTTGGTGGTGTTATTGTTGCCCAACTTATACCATCACCATAATCTACTAATTCTATTACCGCATCTTTAATACCTATGTACTGCGTTGAATCTGTTATTGCTAAATAAGAATAACGTGCGCTTGATGGTCTAAACAAAGATGTGTTAACTAAATCAGATGCTAATGGTGCATCATAAATATCATTGATTAACTCAAAACTATCTTCTCTTTTTGTTAGGTTAGATGTTAGTTTATTTATGATGTATCTAGTGTTGCCTATAACCAACCTATCGTTTAATTTAAGGCTGTTTAAGATACTCAATGGTAATATGCCTTTATAGGTATATAAACGTCTCTTATTACTAAATATATCGCTTATATAATCTTCATAGAATCTACTGTATATTGTATCTTCGTTTAGATTACTTGTGTACTCATTAAACTCAGCACTAAAATTTAAACCGAAACTTTCTGCATCTATTATACGTGTATGGCTTGGCATAATTATAGACGTACTTATAGGGTCATAAGCAGTACCAGAACCTTTAAAGCCTATAGGATTTGCAGCCACACTTGTTAATAGTCCGTATAACATAAAAGGCTCACCACTAATGCTTTTTAAATCTCTGTCAAAATAAGGACAATATTGTATAGTAGTTTGGCTATTAGTATCTAAATCACTAAGCCTTTCAAAAATAGGATTTTCAAATATAGATTCTATATCTAACGTTGTGCCGTCTAACTTTTCGTCTTGTGTCTCATCGGTGTATAGTGTTAACTCTTCATTCCCATAGATTCTATTATTAGTCTGGTTAAATTCGTCTGCTAATATCTGTTCGCTTTCTTCAAACTTAAAATCTATCTCGTTAAATATAACACCCTTATCTACTTGTTTTGTTTTAGTATCTATGTATTGAGTGACATCTATAATAGCACCTGATGCATACCACGTTTGCAAATCTTCTATCTGTATATCTTCGCCTGATTGTGTAACTATTAAATTAAAGGTCTTAAACATAGATGTTAAGAACTTATACGTTTTAATATCTTTTATCAGGTTTGTTATAATTGATTGTAAATCTATAGTGACATTAGTGAAGTTTTGTTCATATAATAAGGTTACAGCAGAACCTACTAAATAATCACATCTACTTCTTGCATCAAAAGTAAAATTTTCCTCTGTTATTACTTCAAATTTACATATCGCCTCTCCTGTAGGTTCATTTATAGTTCCATTCTTTTGTTGATCGCCAAATAAATAATTACTGCTTTCGTGCTTTACAACACCATTCATAGTGATTCTAATCTTATAACCTATAGTTGGGTCATCAGGATAAACATTAGCAAAATATCTAACAATATCATCTGATACAGTTGTTTCTACTGGTGTTGGTATTGTAACTTCTTCAACTACTACAATACCGTTAGCTAATGAATCTGTACTATTATTTAGATTTACATAGATGTCCTTAAATAGTTGTGAATCAAAGAACCCACCAACAAAGTTAAAACCATACTTTTGTTCTATTGCCTCAATGATAATACTTAACTTAATAGCAGGTTTTAAATCGCTAAAACTTACACCGCTATTACGACCAAAATCATAAGCGATATTAACTGCATCACCTAATGTATCAACACTAGTATCTGAACTGTAAAAGTATTGTGTACCGTAACTAATCAAAGGGTATATTATAGCCTTCTCATATAGCGTACCATCTACAGTGAAATCTAAACCATTTATTAAACCTTGTTTAACTATTACATCTGAATACTCATGATCGAAGTTAGACAACCATGCTAAATCACGCAACTTATCATCACCAATTAAATCTTTAACCTTTATAGCATCACCAAAGAAAGTAATCTTGTATGATACAGGTGCGTTATCTTCAATCTTAACACCGTTTAACTGTATCTTTCCAGTTTTAAATGGTAATGTGTTAATTGTGATATTGCTTTGCTTTCTCGTTCTTGCATCAAATCCATTATCTATGTCCTGGTTATAGTAATTCTTAAACAAAATATTATTATTCCTAGATGCAGGAACGCTAAAAGACTGTGAGAAATCAGCAAACAATTTAGATATATCTTTTACATCTTGAACCCCTTGAGTGATGCTTATAGTCTCATCTTCAAATAAATCTAATCTTTGTCCTTCTATGTAAACATTTACTATCAAATTAGTTGCTTATATTTAAAATAATGTTATCTTTGTTATAGAGTTAGTTTTCATAATTGTTTTAGTTAATTAAAGCCTTACATACGCAGTAGGGCTTTTTTTATACGTTCTGAATTGTATTGTATGCATACTCTAATTCTAATTCATAATTAACTAACTTATCGTTAACTCTAGTCTTAAACTCTAAACTACTAGACTTCACATTGATAGGTACTAACGCACCACCCTCATAAAAATATACCGTATCACTATACAACATCTGCTCGTACAATGTATTCTCGACCTCGCTAATATATCCACTATTAACTTTTATGCTTTTTGTCGCTGTTATGTTTATCTTTTGGTTCTGGTGCTTCGTTGTATCGTATGTGCCACCACTAATATAATTGTTAATAAAATTACTGCTGTTCACATTGGTTGATACATTAGACTTCTTAAATACTGTTAAGCAATCATACACACCGTATTTATTTTTAAACACTATTTGCTTAGGATCATATCTACATTCATCCACAACCTCGTATGTGATAACGTCACCTGCCGGTAGTGTTGTAATTGTAATATACTCATCTACTAATGATGCTGATACATCAACCTCTAAATACTGAACCATGTCAGTACTGTTATCTGTTCCTGTGATAACTTCTGTTGCATTTATCTCTGTAGCACTATCAATATCAATAGACGTTATAACACCGTTATTAATAAATGGAAACAATATAAAACCATCTCTGCTTACCTTTCGTATAGATGCTAATGTTAAAATATTATCTGATGGCTTTGTAGGATTTACACCTTCGTTATAATAACCATATCCATCTACTGCTACAAATGTACCCTGTATATCTGATATGCTTTCTACTGCATCTGTGTAACTTGCTGTGAAGTAAACCCACTTAACAGAATTACTTGTACTATCTACAACTTGTGTAGTGAGTGCTAAATCAATTACTGGTTTTGGGTTTAGTTGTTCTTGTATTAACTTAGCTAAATCAACATTAAACTCTGAAAAGTTTGTTGATGGTCTAGGTATAGTTAAGGTATATGAAGGGGTTACAGGAACAGATGCTAATGCACCATCCCAAACGTATAGGTTAATAGTTGCTGATGTTGTTGTTGTAAAGTTAAAAGGTATGTTTACATAGTGTGGAGAGTTAACTAATGCGAACTCTATATTTGAATAATCTACAGGTGCAACGTAATTATCAAATACAATCGTAAAATCAACACCCTCTACTAATCTAGTTCCTGATGCATCAGTACATTTAAGCCCATCAAAATTAAAACCTTCTACTTGTGATATAATTTCTATAGCATTTACATTCCTCGAAGTTGTAAAACCAACTGGATTATCAAGATCAAAAGCACTATCAAAAAAAGTTGTTGTTGTCTGACCAGGTGTTACTGTTGGGACTCCTGTTGTAACTTCAAATGATGCTGAACGTGTTGCTACCCATGTCCACTCTTGACTAGAAAATACACTATTCTCATCAATATAAGATAGCTTACAGCCATAGTCTATATCGAAGTCTATTAAAAATGTTATCGTTGCTCTACTAAAATCTGCCATTATTCTTTTAATATAAATTGCATAAATGTTTCTACGTCTAATCCGTACGCCTCTACTAATTCTTGTGGTAGATTTTTAAACTCATCTTCAAACGCACTACTAAAAAATCTAGTCGGCTTAATACCGTAATTGAATACACCTACAGCAGTTTTAAAATTAAGTTGTTTACGTGTCAAGAATCTACCTTGCTCATCTCTGTCTGCTCTACCTCTTCTAATATTCCACTTATCAAATGCTTTTGGCGGTGGCATACCTTTTAGTCCTGTCTTTCCTCCTTTCGATTTGTATTTAAAACCTCCTAAAGATTTACCACCTTTAACACCCGCAACACCCAAATCAATAAACTTAGCATAGTCCTCGCCTGTGATAGTACCCTCTATACTATTTTCACCTACGTTATAACTTTGTCTAAATCGACTTGATAACCTACCTGATGCATTAATACCTTTAGCTTCTAAGTTCTTACGTGCTTGTTTAATCACGTCCTTTAGAAACTTCTCTAACGCTTTTTCTGTTTCGTTAAGTTCTATTTTCTTAGACATCACAAGCTCTTACGTATTCATCTGGCACGTCTATCGTCCATGTCTGTTGCCAACCATCTAATGTATTTTCACGAACAAATGATAACAACTCAGCACCTGTAGTGGTTACTAAATTAATATTCTCACCATATACTTCCTTAATCATCTTAACCTCTGCTGTTCGTAGTATGTGCCTTGTGGTGTTCCAGTTATCATGTCTATTGTCGTTCTTCCAAAACTTATCTCTATCCTCTTCCTTATTTATATCTCTAATATCTACCACTGTTATAATAACATTGTATTGGCTTGATGATGTATTTGCTACACCTAAAAATGGTGAGTTGTCTACTTCGATATGTACCAAAGGAAATAGATTCTTTTTATAGTTATCAACCTCTGTAGCATCACCTGTTACAACTGTGCTAACCATTGCATCTGATTCAAACGTTTCTTTAAGTGTTTCTATTAAACTATTATAACTCATTTCTTTTTCTTTATTAGGTCTGCCTCTAATCGGTTTTTATCTGCTTCAAAACTTAAAAACATTAATGCTTCATGTAGTCTAAGTTTACCAACGTCTTTAAACTTGAAAATGTTTGCTCCAGAGAGTTGATAAAAGCTGTTGTACCAACCCCATTTGCTTCCAAAGTTTGCGATAGCTTCGGACTGTGCTCCACTTGATCGTTGATAAAGTTCTGGGTAAAGCTCAGTAAGTCTTTCATTAAAGTCGAAAAAAAAACATTAGCACCAAACGCAATATCTAAACTAACATCTAAACTTTTACCTTCACCTTTGTAATCCTCTATAAGATAACCACGCTTTGTCTGTGTTGTTATAGGTCTGTACATTACAGCCATTGCCTTATCCATCTTATCCATATCAGATAGGTATGTGTCAAGGTCTGCCTTTTCGTCTACTGTTATATCTTCTAGGTCAGGAATGAATCCATACTTTACACCATCTAATACAAACTTAGTTTTAAACTCAGGTTTTATACTTAGGACATTTGTAATGTCTGTTACGATGCTTTCAAAGTCTTTCGCTTTAATCTGTCCTACTACAGTATCAGGTATGTCACAGAAGATACCTACTATCTGACGTGCTATAAATTTATCATCTTCGCTATCCTTAGTTGTACGTGCAAATTTCTGATATTGACTGAGCTTAATCTCACTTAGTTTTGTTGGTATAGTTATCTTTACTTGTGTCATCTTTTATATAACAAATTTATCGTGTTTTTGTTAATTTATCTTAGGTCGTAGTTTCCTCTGTTTGGATTGTCTAAATGGTAGATGATATTATAACGGCTTCCATCTATCGCATGGTTAAAATCATCAACGTATAATTTCGAACCCTTGTCCGCAAATACATGGTTGTTTAACTCTTTAGCAATGTTGCTGCTATTAGGCTCTACTATTAATTCATAGCCTTGCATTATAGTTATACCACTCTCAATAGTTCCTTTCTTAACTGCTTGTATGTTTACACCCTTAGATTTTAAGTCTGCTATTAGTCTAGGCTCTGCACTATCTGCTATAACTAACTTTCTACCTACTCTATCTAATACTATCTTAACCAGGTCATCAGTCTTTAGTCCGTTCTGATATAGTAATTCTTTTAAGTATATCTTTTTATGCTTCTTATCTATTGCTACTTCTGTTATCGTATCAGGATCAACACTAAAACCAAAATCCATACCACATGATGTTTGTAGTCCGTCAGGGTTAAACTTACCGAAACGCCAATTTTCAAAGACAACACCCTCTGCCTTATCTAGCCAACCACCCATTATCTTATGTTGATACTTCTTATGGTTAGTAACTCTTATGTTTTCAATCTGTTTTAAATAGCTTTCTGACAGGTTTTCTTTATTATCTAAGTATGTAGAATGAATATAGCACACGTCATCTTTAACACCATTAAATCCACCCTCTACACCTTTAGCTTCAAAGAAACGTTTATATATCCAATGTTCTTTTGTGGTTGGGTTTAGTATTAATATAATTCTATTGTGTATTCCTTTTTGACGTATAGATAAATCAATTGTATCAAATCTATCTTCTGACTGTTCCTCTTCGCACTCATCATAAACCCATGTACTTACGCCTTGTAAAGATTTTAGGTTTGCTGTCTGGTTACCTGCTGATGTTTTAATACCTCTAAATATAATATCGCTTTTTGTAGATGTATTAACTACTTCTGTTTTGTTTATGTTGAATAAACTATCTAAACCCATTAAAGTAATCTTTTCTAAGAACTCAGGTATAATAGAAAGGTGTGCTGAAATCATTGTAAAACGAGTAAACAGCACCCTAAAACCTTTAGCCATTGTTAGCAAGGTTAAGAAAACTGTTACTGCATACGACTTACCAGAACCCCTACCACCTGTTATAATAAAATATCTACAGTCAGCATACCAAAGGCTATTGTATTTATCGTTTAAATCTAACTCTTTAGGATTTTGTTTTAACAAAGTTTATAATTGGTAGGTTTAATGTTTCATCATTTGAAGTTACATCCATACGCTCTTTAGGTTTACCATATCTGTATTCCATAAACTTATTCCAAAACTGATAGTTACCATCCTTAATACCATTCTCTAAACACTTCTTAGCAATGTCATCATATATAGATAGTTCTTCTATTAGTTTTAGCTCATCTGCTTTAGGCTTTCTACCTTGACCTTGATGCACACCTTTTTTAGCACCGTTATTTTTTCTTCCATCTGACATAATCAAAATAAATCATTTAATTGATTCTACTAATATAACAAAAATCAGTCTATTTTGTTAATTAATTTGTATTTGTCCATAGCAATACTCATCACCTACTTCGATTTCTCCAAACTCTAATTCTGTCAAGCATCTGTAAAAAGTAGAAGATTCATCAACCTTAACTGCTATCCTATAGTAGCAGCTTGAATCACCTGTATTAAATTGTTTGTATTCCACGATACCACATCTATCAATAAAAATAGGTTCTGGATCTTCGTCTATACTCTCAGCAGAGCAAGATGCAAATAGTAACGCAATAAGTAATAATTTTAAAGTTTTCATAATATTTAGTTTTATTGTTTAAACGAATATACAAAAAAAATCTTATATAATCTAATTGTAGTTATGTGATTCTGTCATATTAAGCGTTTCACCTGTTATAGACATCGTACAATTAACTTTTAAAGTCTTTAGGTTATTTCTATCCATGAAGTCTTTTAGATAGTCGTATAGCTCTTTAATCTCTTTACTCCTCTTCATCTGGCTCATCTCTTTGCTTATCTTTGAAATATAAATAGCTCACCATCTTCTCTAATACTTTAATGCGTTGTATTAGTGTTTGTTTCTTGTTTTTAATTCCGCTCATATACTGTGTCTATCATGTTAATATACTTTTTCCATACTGACGAACTACAAGTTGAGCAAGGTTTAACAGACATGTTTAAAATGTCTCTAAGCAGTCTAACTATTAGCTTCTGGTCAGCAGGTATAATTAGATTTTGATTATCTCTATTAGTAAACGCTTCCCATTGTATTATATCAGTATCTGTAAAAGGGTTTGGTTTGTATTTCTTAAAGAAGTATTCTGCTTGATGCCCTAATAAATTTAATTTACTTTGTCTCTTCTTACACCCTTCGCATGGTTCAATACCTACCGCTTTAGTTACAGAGGCTACCATATCACCCAAACCTTTAGTTATATTTTCAGCAGCATCTTCTAATTGTTCTTCTGATGGTTGGCTATCTTTCCACTCTTTGTATTCCTTAGTTCGCTTGTCTAAGTTTTCGTAATATTCTTTATCTTTCATTTTCCCATTCTTTAATACCGTTAGTTTTTAAAAGTTTCTCTAAGGCTAAATTCTTTTGATAGAATACCTTTCCATAACTCATGTCTAGCATCTTTGCAGTTTTACGAAGGCTTTTCTCGTGAGTGTGTAATAGCATTTCCTTATCTAATAGCCCTAACTCTTCTAGAGCGTTGTTAACTCTTAACCTTAGTTGTGTTGTGTAGTCGTTATCGTTTGTTTCGATATAATTAATATCATCTAAAAATAATGTTTTCTCTTTAACTTTCAACATGTTGATCCAAATGTGATACATGGCATAAGCTATGTAAGAAGTCTTAATCTCATTTGGTTGAAGTTTATACATCTTTAGATACATGTCATTAACAATATCATCAGATAGCGATTTATTACCACATATCTTTAAGGCTATCTTACGCCATTCTGAATCTCTTTTACTAAGTTCGTCTAACATATTGCAATATAATAAAAAAAATTAACAATGTAGTTCTACTTGTTCAATAAGTTGTCTAATTTGTGATACTTCCCATACACCCATATTTATATCTCTTATAGATATTTCGTAATGGTCTTTATATTTCTGCGGTAGATCGTGCTTATGGTGTGCAATATAATCCATATCTTTAACCAGTTCTTTTAGTTCTTCCTGGTTATAATAACCCAACTTAACACCGTTTAATACTAAGTTATCTTCCTTTAGTTCTACTGTTATATTCATCTTTCTACTATTGTTAAACAATCATATTTAATCTGACCTTCTGTAATCGTTCTGCATTTCGGAGTATGTGTTGGTAACTCTCCATCTTCAACTACGTGAATGATTCTAGTTTGCATTGATATAAATACTAATGCTGATATTAATAATACTTTTTTCATATTTATTTATTTATTTCTTTTTTAACTTCTTCCCAATAAGAACGATCTTCTTTTATAACCTCTTCTAACATCTCATTAACACAAATCAAAGCACAAGCCTTTGCCTGATTCATAACTAATTCAATTTCTGGATTACGTTGTAGTTCGTAAAGTCTATAATAGAATTTATCTACTAATTTTGTTGCTTCTTGTTTTGCTGTCATAACTATTGCTGTATTTATTGATGTTTTAGGTTAAAAGTAATACATTTATTAACTATATACCATTGTTAGCAAACATATTTAAAAATCATAAACACCCAAAAGGCACACCAAATAGCTACAATACTAAACCAAACTAATCGCTTATTTATAAAGGTTTTAAGTATTTTTAAAAACGATTTGCTAACACTATGTATAGTTAATTGCTTACTATTTATTATGTCATCAATGGTATCCCATTTTTTTGGTTCTTTGTAGTTGTCTTTGTGTTTTAATTCAAAGGCTATCACTTCTTTTTCAGTTGTTGGAAATTTATTTATTTTCATTTTTATTAAGTTTAGTTTTTATTCACGCAACTAACCATACATTTTAACGTTACCCACAATTATTTTTTAGCCATCTACACGTGCTACTGCAACGGCATAGTATTTCGGGTCTTTCTCTATTCCTATTCCGTTTCTATTAAGGTTTTTACAAGCTAACATAGTTGTTCCACTTCCCATAGTAAAATCTAAAACCGTTTCGTTTTCGTTTGTGTACGTTTTTACTAAGTATTCCATTAATAAAACAGGCTTTTGTGTTGGGTGTTTTGGTTTATTAGGTTTTTTGAAAACTTGTATATTAACAGGCAGTAATTTATCCGCTTCATAATCAGAAGAAACACCACCTTGTTTTATTTCGCCTGTTGTTTCACCACCTTCATTTTCTCTATTGTAAGCGTACAGGCTTCTTTTTTCTGGTCCATTAGGGTTTATTGTTTTTTGTGGGTTGTAAGTACATTGCTTTTTATAAAACACCATTACATTTTCAAACCTTCTCAATGGTTGTCTTTTAGCGTTTAGCATACCTGTAGGCTTATTTTTATCCCAAACCCAATCATACTTGTAATTTTTTATATTACTAACCCTTAAAACACTGCTAAAGGGTTCATTACCAAATAAAACTATTGCACCATTAGGTTTTATTATTCTATTCAGTTGTTCCCACATCAAATCAAAATCAATTACACTATCCCATTTACAGGCAGTCGTTCCGTAAGGTGGGTCTGTTATAATAGCGTCAATACTATTATCTTCAATTGTTTTCATTACTTCAAGGCAATCACCTAATCTTAAATCTATCATATTTTAATTTTATCAAATTAATTTGCCACCGCTCAAAAATAACAGTGGGTAACACTAAATATAATTAATGGCGAAAAGCCACTAACCATATTACCATCCGTTAGTAATTATTTAAAGCAAAGTTTATCATTGCCGTTAGATTTGTTGTTGCTTCTGCTTCTGTAATCCCTTCTGCCTTTGCATCTAATGGTATCGCTGCTCTTTCTTCGTCTGTCATGTTTAGTTGCTTAACATAGTCTAAACCACTTGCATCTAACTTAATACCTTGTTCAACTTCTTTAACTGTCTTGCAGAATTCCTGTATTAGTTGTTCTATTGGTGTGTCTAAAATACGGTTAATTTCTTTCTGTGGTTCTTTATCTAAAACAGATGCTTTATAGTATTTTATTAGTTCGCTATAGTACTTGATGTACAATTTAGCGAAAAGTTCTTGATTTACAAACTGTTCAGCGTGTTTTTTTTCTGTGAACTCTACTATCTGGTTGTATGCTTCCACGTCTCTTTGTGTAGGTTTCCATCCGTTTTGAAATCTCCATTTAAAATGGCTTATGGCTTTTGTTATTGTGTTTATCATAGTAATTTGTTTTCTGTTGCTTTAATAATATCTAATACTAACTCATAAGGTACTTTAGACCTTTCGTAGTTGTTTTTTAATCCTTGCGTTCCTGTTTTAGATCCTCTTGGTGCAGGTTCATGTTGGCATTTAGTATTGCCATTAAAACACATTGGTTTAGGCTGCCATCCGTTAGGGTTAAACATATCTTTTATGTTGTTAGAAAATATGTCTGTAGGTTTCATTCTAGTATCACCAGAACCACCTAATACTTTAGCATAACTGCAATATGTGACTGTGGTTCTATCCATTCCTTTCATAAAGTCCATTTTTCTTAACATCGCTCTAGGATTTTCAATATAATAAATACAATCCCATTTTTTATAGAAATTATTTAGTTTTATATTCATCCTATCACATTTTGCAGCAAATTCTGTTTTAGGTTTACCGTTTTCGTGTCTATGGTGTGATATTGCAGCCATTGAATATGTAGTACATGGTCTACCATCAATTACAACATCAGGAATAAAAGGCAACATATCTTCCTCTAAATCTTCTATATCAATAACTAAACTAATACCATCAAAGGCTTTCCAATCTACGCTAAATACTTGATGACCTCTTAAATCTGCTACTTTACCAAAAGACCTACTACCTGCGAATAATTCTAATATGTTCATAATTTTATATATCTGGATCAGTATTGTTTAAATCAATGTAATCTGTTTTATAAGGTAATCCATTTTTATCAATGTTAAAAGCAAAATCTGGAAAGTCTCTACCTCTACTGTATTTATGTATAACCTTTATATCTGAGTGCTTATCATCAGGATCAATCTTCTCTAAGAATACAACAGACTCAGCCTTTTTTAAGATATAAGAACCTAAATGACCTGTAGGCCTTTCCATATTCATTAGCTTATGTATTACCGTATGCAAGTGAACACCATAAACATCAGTCCATTTTAAAACCTTCTGAGCTATCTTAGCACTCATAATAATATCATTTGTATTCTCTACTAAATCAGCAATACCATCAATAGATATAAATTTAATCTTTCCTTTGTATCTTGGATCTTCTAAAAGACAATCTACAAACTTAACACGCTCTTCAGGTGTTTTACTTCTCATTGCAAACGGTAAGTAATTTTTATACTTAGCACCTGTCATCAATTCAACTCTTCTAAAAGCGTGTTGAGCGTAAAATTTACCTTGTTCTGTATCTATGTCTACAATATAAAACTCCTTATCTCTGTGGCTTTTCATATTATCAAAAAAGTTTATAGTTTCACCACCAATATAAGAAGATATTAAAGCAGACTTATAAAACGTTTTCTTTGTTTTAGATGGTGCTACAGTTGCACTAAACTCTCCGTAAGTATGAACAGCATTGTCATAAGTTTCACCGTTAAACTCATAAGTTCCAATACTTATAGCCATAGGTGGTCTTTCTATTACTAAATCTAAATCAACAAAACAATCTTGATACATTTTATCGTAGTCAAATTCGGGCTCTTGATTTTCAAAGTCTTTTATATCTAGTTTTTTAATCATAATTCTGTTTTTAGTTTTTCACCTTTTCCGTATAACTCATAATCTTTACATAGTTCAGCGTTGTAGTATTTAACAAAGTTCTCTAAGAAGTGTTTAGGCTTTAAATACATACTGCTAATGTTTCTATTCTTTTGTTTAAATAGTCCATAGATACCTGTTTTAATTTCTTCTGGTGTATAGTCTTTAACTAAGTCTTTAAAGTTATTAGCCTCGTTAAAATCTAATTTCTTTATGTGAGTAGGTTTATTAAGATAGTGCTTTCTTGCTTTTGACCAAGATTCTAAAAATGATAAATCGTTATATATAATATCACTATCTCTATCACTTACACTAACACTATCGGCTTTTTTGGGTTCGTCTGGGTTTTCAAATAAAGGCTTGGGTTTTTTGGCTTTAGGTCTACCACCTTTTTTACCATTGGCTTTCTGCTTTTCAACGTATGTTTCCCACTTCTTTAAATCTCTTTTTAAAGTTGCTTGTATTGGTTTCCATGCTATACTTAAAAGTCTATCTTCAAGTACTGGGTTTAGATCGTTAACGTACTCAAAGAAATGCCTCATTAATTTACCTAACTCTTCATCGGTTAAGTCTTCAAAATTACCTAACCAATCAGCATAAACTACTATTTTATTTTTACCTTCTGCCATAATATTAATACATAAAACCCTATAAATCCTCAGCGTCCGACTTCTGATTCATTATAGGGTTTGTGTTATTTCTTTGTTACTATAATATCGGACGGTAACTGTTGCAATATTACAACAATTATATTTAATAAACAAACAACCGAGCCACTTTTTGACGAATTAAAAGCGTTAATATTAACGAAGCTCGGCTTTTGTTATCTTATTAATCTTGCTCCTACAACTTGTATCGCTTGTTTTTGTTTAACACTTGTTTTAAGCATATTTAGATACGGTTTTAAGCGTGTTTCTCTAAACTCTAGTATATCACTATCACTTAATTTTTTTAAGTCGTTTAAAAGCGTTTTTTGTGCTTCGCTTAAAACTGGTGCATAAGTTTTTTTTACGCCTAATTTACGTATATCTAAATCGTATTCATCTATAATTTCGTTGTACACGTTTTTGTATCTGTCATTTACAGCATCAAAAGTAGTTCTGTGATAATAAATTAGATCGTGATTAACATTTAATGTATCTGCTATATCTTGATACCTATAACGTGTCTTAATTTCTACACCATATTCTGATATTTCTATTTCTTTAACACACTCATAAGCTAGTTTACAGTAAAGTTTTCTAGCATACACGTTATTTCTTTTTCGGCTTTTAGATTTAATATCAGATTCTAATTTATTGTCAATGATATTTATCAGTTCTTCAAGTTTCATATTTTATAATAGTTTTGTGTTATTTCTAAATGTTCTACTTCTCGCAGTAGGTAATCTAACGCTTTATGAAGGTCTTGTAGTTCATCATCTTTCTTACCTGCCCTTACGATGTATTTAAGGATATTGCCTCTGTTAAAGTTTAGATTGTAGTCTGTGCAGATGTCTATAACATCGTAGTCTTGTTCGTTTTTGTAGTATTTCATTGTTTTGTTATTTCTATAAATTGTTCAATATTGTATATTGTGTAGTAAGGTACACCAACTTTCTCGAAGCCTATCTTACATTTCATTTCACCAGATGTTAACTTACCTTTAGCATCGTTTTTAATCTCTATTATGTACAGGTTTCCGTTGTAACCTACAAGTATATCGAATGCATTTTTAAGTTGATGACAATGCAGTACGTAACCACCTAACGATCTAATCTGTTTTACTAATTCTGGTTGGTTAATATCTACCTTTGCGTTTCTTCTCATTTCTGCCTTTTAAAATAGATGTAAATTAAAGTTATAAATAAAAACGGGGGCATCATCATAATAGAAATTATAATTAACCTTATGATATTTTTAGTCTCCTTCATAAATACTATACTTTTTTAGTTGTTCATCAAACCATTCTGTACTAAATCTAACACCATTAGCTTCTAAAAATTCCATGTGTACCTTTAGTAAGTAACACATCTTAGATTTTACCTCTCCTAGTTCCTGGTGCTGAAACCTAGTTAAAAGCATTAGGTTTTCTATTCGGTTTTCACGATTTACAATGTGATGTATATCTACACCAGTTGCGCCTGTTATTTCACAAGGCATGAAATCGCTTTCATCGTAACCTAATGCTTTTAAATAAATTTTAGTGTGTGCCTTCATTAAAAAGGCAGATCGTCTTGAGGTGTGTTTAAATCACCAGCAGGTTCAAACGTTGCATCTATTTTAGCAGTAGCAGCATTAATAGCTGTTGTGTCTGGTTCTGCTTTAAACACCTTCCATGCTTGTAACGATGTGAAGTACTTTCCTTTCCATTCATTAGTACTAACGTTAAAATCTACCTTAACATCTTGTCCTATAGAATTGTACTTATTAAAATTTTCTACCTTTTCTTCACCGAATAACTCAAAGCAATATAAGTTGTTATACTGTTCTGATGTTTCTAATGTAAATGATTGTTTAACCCAATCACCAGAACCATCTTTCTTTTGTCCTGTTACCTTTTCTAAAATCTTTGTAATCTTACCTGTTACTTCCATAATTTACTATTTATTTATAATCGTTATTAATTAAAAAATCATTTAACAAATCTTCTATTTTACATCTTTCCACATTTGTTCTATTTGGTGTTTTACCTTTATCATATAATGCTAATTCATCGTTAATATTAGACCATGTTTTCCCATCATTATCTACATCTTTCCAATTATCCTCATAACCTTCGTTAATCATCCATTTAGCAAACTCACACGCTATTTCTTCTAACATAATTTATTTGTTTTAATTCATTTTAATTTCATAGCCCATCGCTATACTCACACCCTTTGCTGTTTCCATTATCTTACGACATAAATATAACTCAGGAACTAATTTATCACACTCACGCTCTTTAGCAGCGTTTGTTTTCTCTTTACTATTGTAGTAGGTCTTATTCCAGTGCTGATGCGCTTTAACTTGCTCTTGGCTTAGGTAATACATGTTACACGTTAGTTCTCTATGCATAACATGTAAATCTTTAAACGCACCAGATTCATAGGTTTCAATGATACTACTTATTTTGTCTAGTATCTTATCCACGTTTAAAATCTTCTGATTCATCTTCACCAAATACACCTAACTCATAGAACCCTGTTAGTTTTAATACTAATCTACTTAGCGCACGTTTCTCTGCCATTTCCATAACATACCATGAATTAGTATTACCATCTTTAAATGTAGCACCTTTGATAGCTGAGCCAAACGTTTGTAATGCTCCTGATGTAGCTTTCACTACGCAGAAATTAGGTTCACACTTTATGACATCAAAGTTAATGTCAATCTTTTCTCTCCCTTGTATTTTTTCTATTCCACTTCTGGTAATGATTAGATAATGCTGATGCTTAAATACATCTTCTTTTTCTAATTCGTACTTAGCGTATAACGCTGCAATTTTGTCTCGTTTCATTGTTTTAGTTTTAATTTGTTCTTCGCAATATAGTCTTTTTTCTTGTTTTTAGCAACTTTCTCAGCCCTACATAACGATCTAAATATTTGGTCTGTGTCGTAAAGATCCTTAGTATCAGGTAGTTTAGTAAAGTCTTTACAACCTAAACTATCTAGTTCTTGAAACAACTTATGTTCAATTAAGTCGTTGTCCTCTATCTCAAATTTTGCTATAATAATTCTCATAATAAAGTTGCTATATTTAATCCGATTACGATACATGATAGTATCATTACACATAACACTACTATCTTCATGCTAGTTTCTTTGCTTTTGTCGCTCATAATTAGTTTGTTAAAATTGTGATTATACATGCACCTAATATAGCACCTGCAATTATTATAGATATAGATTCAATTAAAAACGCTTTCTGTTCACGTCTAACTTTTCTGTCTTTAATATCTTTCTTAGTCTCTACGATTATACGTTTACCCTTCTGAGTAAATAATAATTCTCTTGCTGTTCCTTCGTGTAGTTTCATAATTAATCGTAGTGTTTAGCTAATATTTCGTGTTCTAATTCTAACATTCTGTCCTCAAGTAGTTCGTTGACATTTATTCCGTTTATTTCTACTTTATCAATCTCGAATTGGCTTACTGTTGGCATCTCTTCCCAAGATCCCCAACCACCTTTGTAATAAGTTCCAGTCACCTCTAAAGGTGTTCCGTAAAATGTGATGTTGTGCGTTTCCATAATTATAAGTTTTTGTTTATGTGACAAATATACAAAACTTTATTTTAATAAATACACAAAATAAGTTTTTTTATTAAATATTTTATTTGTATATTGCACTAAATTAAAATAAACATGGATTTAAAGAAAGTAATTGAACTTCAAAACGGAACGATGTATAAGTTTGCATTGAAGCACAATCTAAGTCATCAACGAGTACACTACTGGTGTTCTAAGGACTGGGAGCGGTTAAACTATACGACAAGAGAGAAAATTAAAAACCTATTAAATAAATAATCATGAAAAATCTAACACTACAAGTAAAAGTATTAATAATATCTACCATAATAGTTTTAACACTGTTTGCAATAATGATAAATCTTTATGGTTTTAGAAGTTGGTAACGTTAAATGTATGAATAGTAAAATTACGGATATGGAACTACCAATTAAAGGAAAAGATGTAATAGCACTTTGTTCTGATGGACAAGAAAGGCACTTATTTAGATGTGCTTGTGCTAATGAAAAATGTACTGAATGGCGTTGTGCTATTACAGGGAGTGGAATGATAGTAGAAGTTATTAAATGGGTATATGATGAGTAATTTTATTATTTATACATATTGTTATTGTGCGTTTTAATGTTTGCTAACGTTAAAATATATGATTAGTAGCCGTAAATAAGCGATTACTATCTATTTAAAAACTAAATTATTAAACACTTAACAGCCTTTAAAACAAGCACAACACAGGCTATTAATTATATATAGTGTTGTGCGTAGTACGATTATGAGAATAGAAGAAATTATTGAAAAACTTTGCAATCACGAAATAACTAAAAACACAGCTATTAGTGAATTAAAAAATATTGCAAACAAAACACAAGATGAAGAATTAAAATTCAAAGTAGAAGGAATTGCATCTACCTCTGATACTGATAGCGGTATATTAAACCTAAGACTACCTTACCAGTATAGTTCTATGAAAGGTAAATTTAGACTAAACGATAGAGTTTATGTAACATTAGTGCATTAGTATTACGCACAACGGAAAGTGTAACAATTGTTGCGTGGATTAAGAACTAAATATAACAAGTATGGATGCAGAAAAGTATTTAAGTGAAAATTATAATGGATTCTTTGATGAATTTGATATTACAGAATTGCAAGACATTATACAGGCGATTGAAGATTACAGTAAAGAGCAATTATTGTTACACAATGTTAGCCAACAACGTGAACTGTTAATTGCGTTTGCTAAATATATGGAAGAAGATAAAATGTATGCAAGACACGATGAGGCAAATGTAGATGACTTTTTAGAAAATTATAGCAATTAATTGTGGCTAACGTTAAAGCTAAAGCATCGTTTTAATGTGCTTTAGGTAGTGTTGTGAATTGTAAAAAAAAGGAATGCAAATGCCGTAAGGCAAATAAAACTAAAACAAAATGGAAAATAATAAACTTTTAGAACTTAAAATACAACTTTTAGAACTTAAAATACAACTTTTAGAAGGTGATAATGTAAAAGATAATAAAATTTATACTGTTGGAGAAACTGCAATAAAATTAGGTATATCTAAAAGAGCCGTACAAAAACGATGTAAAAAAGATTTTATTAAAAAAACAAGGAATAAATATTTAATAACAGATGAAGTTATTTTAAATTGGGAAAATGGCATTGTAAATGGACAACAATATAATTCAGTTGATAATGATATTAAAACAAAAACTTATTTAATGAAAGATAAACATAATGGTTTATATAAAATAGGTAAGAGCGTAAATCCTAAAGTTAGAGAGCGAACTTTACAAAGCGAAAAACCAAGTATAGAAATGGTTAGGGTTTGGAATTATGATATTGAAAAAAAGTTACACAATCTTTACAATGAGTTTAGGGTAAGAGGAGAGTATTTTAGACTTGAACCAATTCAAGTTAAATATATTTGTACTCATTTTTAGATATGAGTAAGCCGTACTTACAGGTGGCTTTTTTTTATTATTTACAACGGTTTGGCTATGAATAGTAACGGATTAATAATTACAAAACTTAATAAATATGTACAGTATTAGAACAAATTACGGAACAACACACCAATACATTGAAAGTTGGAAAGAATGGGATATAGACGAGAACTTTATAGAATTTAAGCAAAAGGGTGATTTGTTGATTATACACAAAAGCCAAATTTTAACAATCTATAAGTAGTTATTATTTATAGCCTTTGTTATGTGCTTTTTTAATTGCATCATAACGTTGATGTTGTATGAGTAGTTGCGACGATGAAATTAATAACTAAACTTAATAAAAAATAAAATGGAAATACCAAAATTTATAGACAAGCATTGGCCAGAGAATAATATACCGTTACCAATAAAAGAGCAATGGGCTGAACTAATTGAATTATACAGTAAAGAGCAATTACTTATACAACGTGTTAGCCACTGTTTTTTTTATGATAACGAACTGAACCACATTAGACAATGGTTTAATACAACTATAGACCAAAACCAAGATAAAGATATTGAAAAAACAGAATGGGAATTAGCCTTAAAAATACACAAATACCTTAATATAACTCCTGAAAATAGGATAGTTAAAAATTGTGGCTAACGCTAAATATAAAAGGTCGTTTTAATGCCTTTTATATAATGTTGTACATCTTTTAAAAAATATCATTATGACAGATAAACAGAAAATAGAAAAGCTAAAACACGCATTTGAGGAAACCATTTGGATGGCTATCCGATATGCAGATGGTAGACACACTTACGTACCGAGCATGGTAAGGGATGCAATTAAAGATTTTAAAATGGTTTTCCCTGATTGGAAACCTAAACCTGATGGAATAATAAAACCACCTAACAAAGAAGATTTAGGAGGAATGAACTTTGAAAGCGACCACCTACACGATATTTTTTAATTGTGTACAACGTAATTGTATAACTTTCAGTTGCGTAAATTTGGAACTAAACTTAATAAACAATGACAGAAGATAGAACCATTAAATTTATAAAAGACGTGTTGTTAAATGGTAATAACCCACGAGGAAAAGAAGCCGAAAATAATTTGCGATGGGGCTTGCAAGAATACCTAAAAGAGCAATTGAAGTTATACGGTGTTGTACAGCAAAGCGAACTGTTAAAGGGCAAATACACTAAAGACTTTGAGGATTGGTTACTTGGCTTTGAAAATGAGAATGAAAAATACATAGTTGACGATGAGCAAATAAATACTAAAGAAGAAATGTATGATTTATATAGGGAACTTTAAAACACTAAACCCTTTAATTGTGTACAACGGACAAGGCTATGCGTAGTTGCGTGAATTTAAAACTAAAGATAACAAAAATGAAAGACAAGATTAAAGAATTAAGATACGAGGTATTACATCTTCAAAATATGGGTGAAATATCTATAAAAGCAGAATCTAAATTACTGCACAAATTAAATGGCGTTGAAGAGCAATTACGTATAGGTAGTGTTAGCCAACAACGTGAACTGTTAAAAACCTTTTGCGAGTATGTAGATTTAGAAAGCCATGCACATCCTGATGATATAAAACTGGATATAGAAAACCATATTAAGGGTTTTAATTGTGGCTAACGTGATGGATAAGGACTGATTTTTAATGAATAAAAAATAACAAAACAATGGAATTAAAAAAAGGATTATTTAGAATTGATGAAATATTATGGGAACTTTTAGATGATGACAGAGATGAAAGTGATAAAATACTTTTGCAAGAAGGCAGAGGACTTATACATACTTTAGTTAAAAATTTGGCTTTATCTGGTGTTGTGAAATCGTTGCCGACATTAGAAGAAGCTAACATTGAATTAAAAGACTTTGTAGAAACTTACTATACAGAAAAAGAAACCACTGCAAGATTAGAATGTGCAATAGGTTTTAAACACTGTTATAGATGGTTATCTAAAATATTGACGAAGTAAGGCTATGTTTTACAACGTTACTTGTGTATGCCTAGTAGCGTACAAATAGAAATAAATATTGATTAATAAATAAAACTTATAAAAATGACTAGAGAAACGATTAAAGAACAAGCAGAGCTATTAGGTATAAACGTTGTTAGCAACAGTTGTGTGTTAACAGACCGAAAAGGCGAGATTATTAGAAAAGGAAGTATCATAGATATAAACCAAACGGTTAACGGACAAAGATTATTTGTTGTTACAGAATTAGAGCCTTTGGAAGTTTCGTATGCGTATGACCTTAATAAAAGGTATGAATATGACAAAAATGAATTAGTAGACAAAGATGTTAGTTTAAAGACTATTGATGTAAAAGGTAACATATATGACTACATAAACAATTGTTGCTAACAATGGTGTATAGTTAACACACAATCACATAACTAATTGAAAATGAACTACGAACACGTAAATTTAACATTTAAAGTATATTGGTATTTTAAGGATCAACCACATCTAAAAGTAACAAGATGTAAAAAGGTTATTAACACCAAGACAAATAAGATGTTAACTTATGGTGT